CTAAGTCAGAAGACCACTTGTATGATGCGTTAAGATATGGTATAATGTCAAGACCACGATTTAGTATATTTGATTATGACCCAACAATGAGCAAGGGAAACAATATGCCAATAGCAGATTCTACTTTCGGATATTAAGGAGACTAAATGGCTGAAGAAGATATAATGATGGAAGAAGACTCCATAGCATTAAGCGACACAGAGGACTCTGTATCCGAAGATGCCAATATAAATAGTATAATACCATTTGTAATGGAGCGTTACAAGCGTTCAGAAGATTATAGATATCAAGATGAACAACGATGGTTAAAAGCATACAGAAACTACAGAGGACTGTATGGTCCCGATGTACAATTTACTGAAGCAGAGAAGTCTCGTGTATTTATAAAAGTAACAAAGACTAAAACTCTAGCAGCGTATGGACAAATAGTAGATGTTCTATTTGCCAACCAAAAATTTCCCTTATCCGTAGAACCAACAGAATTACCAGAAGGTGTAGTGGGTGATGTTAGCTTTGACCCACAAGAACCTGAACAGGTAAGTGAGCTACAAAGTCCATATGGATTTGCAGGTGATGGAAATGATTTACCACCGGGAGCAACTGAAATATCTTTGATGGATAAGCTAGGTCCTTTACAAAGTAAACTAGAGCCAATAGAAGATAAATTAAAAGAGGGTGTAGGAAAAACACCATCTGCTATTACGTTTAGTCCTGCGATGATTGCTGCAAAAAATATGCAGAAAAAAATACATGACCAGTTAGAAGAGTCAGGAGCAAACAAACATTTACGAAGTGCATCATTTGAGATGTCATTGTTTGGTACAGGTATAATGAAAGGACCTTTTGCTGTAGATAAAGAGTATCCAAATTGGAACGATGAAGGAACATACGACCCTAAATTTAAAACAGTGCCACAAGTAAACTATGTATCTGTTTGGAACTTTTATCCAGACCCAGATGCAAACAATATGGAAGAAGCACAGTATGTGTTAGAGAGACACAAGATGTCTCGTTCTCAGCTTAGAGCGTTGAAGAAGCGTCCATACTTTAGAGATACAGTTATTGACGAAGCCATACAAATGGGCGAGAACTACAATAAATATTATTGGGAAGACGATTTATCTGACTATGCACCAGAACATGGTGTAGATAGATTCGAAGTGTTAGAGTATTGGGGTATGGTAGATACGGCTCTGATAGAGGAGCAGGGTGTTGAGATACCTGCAGAACTGCAAGACTTTGATGAATTACAAGCAAACATATGGATATGCAATGGTAAACTTATACGAATGGTGCTTAATCCATTCAAACCTGCAAAGATACCTTATGTTGCTGCACCATACGAACTAAACCCATATAGCTTTTTTGGTGTAGGTATTGCAGAGAATATGGACGATACACAGACTCTAATGAATGGTTTTATGCGTATGGCTGTAGATAATGCAGTATTGTCGGGTAATTTAATTGTAGAGGTAGATGAAACAAACTTAGTCCCCGGTCAAGACCTTTCATTATATCCCGGAAAAATATTCAGAAGACAAGGCGGCGCACCCGGTCAGGCTATCTTTGGTACAAAGTTTCCAAACGTATCTTCAGAGAATATGATGTTGTTTGATAAAGCCAGAGTGTTGGCAGATGAAAGCACAGGCTTTCCATCATTTGCACATGGACAAACAGGTGTGCAGGGTGTGGGTAGAACTGCTAGTGGCATATCAATGTTAATGAATGCTGCAAGTGGCAGTATAAAAACAGTTATAAAAAATGTAGATGATTATTTACTTAGACCTTTGGGTGAAGGATTATTTCGATTCAACATGCAGTTTGACTTTGACCCAAGCATAAAAGGTGACTTAGAGGTAAGAGCTAGAGGTACAGAAAGTCTTATGGCTAATGAAGTGCGTAGCCAGAGACTTATGCAGTTCTTATCTGTAGCGAGCAATCCTGCTCTTGCACCTTTTGCTAAGTTTCAATACATCATAAGAGAGATTGCAAAATCAATGGATTTAGACCCCGACAAAGTAACCAACAATATGGATGAAGCCGCCTTACAAGCAGAAATAATGAAAGGGTTTCAAGCACCACAGGCTGAACAGGAAGCTCCTGTAGCAGGTGTAGATGCTATGGACACTTCAGGTGCAGGTGGAGGTAATATAGGTGTAGGACAAGCTCCTGTGCCGAATGAACAAGGATTTACAGGCAATGTCGGACAACAAGCAAATACTCAGCAAGCTCAAGCCACTGGTGAACAACAACCGTCAGTGGGAAGCGTTCAATAGTTATATAGATTATCTAATTAGTCAACAACAAAAATCTTTAGAACAATCAGATAATACTATACTCATACATCGGTCACAAGGCGCGGTGTCAGCTTTACGAAAGCTAAAATATTTAAGGGATGAAATCAATGGCACTAGCTGAACAAACAGAATTTGCTTTTATGAAAGCTGCAAAGGGTACAGATGTGCCTAAACCAGAGGTTATAGAATTAGATGAGCATATTGATGCATATAAGAAAAAGTATGGATTGACTGACGAAGAGGTAATAGAAATACTCAGGTCGTTTGCACCGCCTAAAGCTAAACAGAACAATGAAGGTGGATTGCAAGAGCAAGGTGGTACAAAAGACCCAGTATCAGGTAATGATGTACCTATAGGGTCATTAAAAGAAGAAGTAAGAGATGATATACCTGCAATGCTTAGTGAGGGTGAATTTGTTTTTCCTGCAGATGTAACTCGTTACTATGGTCTTGATACATTGATGAAGATGCGCCAGAAAGCAAAGCAAGGTTTAAAGGTTATGGAAGCTATGGGTCAGATGGGTAATTCTGAAGAAGCTACAATACCTGATGATATACCATTTGATATGGATGACTTAGAGTTAGCAGAGGGTGGTGTTGTAGAAGCACAACAAGGTATTTATATGTCACCAGAGGTTAATCCACCTGCAGTAACTCTTCAACCGGGATTTGGCACTGCACCACAATTAGGACCTACAAGTCCTCTACCGAACGTGGGTGGATATACACCACCACCAATAGCAGATACAACACCTAAATCATTTTCAGACCTAATGGGTACAGCAGGATATGATGAACTGCGTCCTTACGTAAATGAGCAAGGTCAACAAATGCAAATACCTTTTAAGGATGGAAAACCTATAAGACCCATCCCTGAAGGATTTAAACCGAGAGATGCAAGTGCTGATACTACAGTTAGACCTACATTTACAACAGCTACAGATACAACACAGTCAAGCACTGATAGACCTGCAGTGCCACAAACTGTAGAGCAACAGCAGACTGCAGATGATTTATTACTAGGAAAAGAAGAAGATTTAAAAAGGGGCGAAGTAACCCCTGCAGTAAGAGGTGTGGCACCTAAAAGCGCAGATGCGTTTGAAACAAAAGATTTTCAAGACTATTTAAGAGTAAGAAGTCCATCAGGCTCTATGGGAATAGATTATGCGTCAGGAAAAAATACCAAGACTTTTGCACTAGACCCAGTGCCTACAACTAAATCAAATACAGCACTCCCTCTTTTGGGTAAAGCAGGAGACGTTTTTGATAGAGGTGTTAGCATGGCATTACCCGGTCCTTTAGTAAGGCAAAGTGATAGAGCTATACGTAGAAAAGCAGCAGATAGATTGTTGGCAGGAGAATACAGAGATGCCACAGATTATAATACGCTAAGAAATATAATTGACTTAGAACCTAAAAAACCTTTAACAGGCAAGCTTGCTTTATTTCCAGTAGCAGATGATGAGAAGCTTACGAGTGATATAAAAGAAATTAAAGAAGCGTCTAAACACAAATATAGTTCAAAGAAAGCTGAAAAATTTAAAAAGACTGAAGCAGATTTTAATAAAAACTTAGAGATAGAACAAGCAAAAAATCCATCTACAAGTAATCAAGAAATGACACGAATGATGATTACTCAAAATCCCACAAGAGATTCAGCTATAATGTCTGGTGAAAGTAACTCCGAAAGAGAAGCTAGAGAAAGAAGAGAAGCAGATGCAATGCAAAGAGCCGCAGCTATGGATGCCCAAATAGATAGAGAAAATAGAAGACGTGCAGAAGCTGCATTAAATAATGACGATAATCAAAATAATAATACAGGTGGTAGTACATTTTCTGAACCTACAGCAACTGGCACACATTGTTGCACAGCATCATACAAACAAAAGACCATGACCATATCAGAGGTAAAAGAGCTTAGACGTTGGCACAGACAACAATCACAGATATGGCAAGATGGCTACGATGTGTGGGGTAAGTATGTGGCAGATGGCTTAGTGGCTAAATCAAAATGGCAAGCATCTGTTGTAAAGTCTGTGCATGATTTACTTATAAAAAAGAAGTTGACACTTAAAGGAATATATGGTATGATTGTCATATCTTCAGGTGTCTATCCTATAGGATTATTTAAAAGGATAACAAAATATGGAAGAATTTTTCAATCAACTTAGAGAACGCTATTTAGCTTTACCCGAAGAGGAGAAAGATGTAATACGTTCTTTAATGGGTACAGAGCAAGGCAGAGTGTTAGGTAAGATATTAGGTCCTGAAATATCAAGCCAAATAAACTTACGTAGACCTGCCCAACCTGCACCACAAAGGCGCGGACTCGGTATGCGCTAATCTGTCAGTCACTAGCTACTCATCCCCCAACTGGCTACGATGACCCTAGAAGGAGAACTCAATGAACGAGACAGTAATGGCTGAAGAGCCAAAACCACAAAAAAAAGCAGCATTCGTTAGTAGGAAATACAATAACGATGAAAAGCGAAAACTCGATGAAGAAGAACTTGCAGAGCTACTCAAAGCTCAACAAGGGGAGTCTGTCGAGGAAGAATCTAAAGTGGAGGAGGAACAAGAACCTACTTCTGCTGAAGAGAAAACATTTAAGAAGAGATACTCTGACTTACGAAGACATCAGCAAAAACAAGCTGACGAACTAAAAGCTAAGATTACTGACCTTGAACGTCAGTTAAGTGAAGCTGCACGTAAGGAAATGAAGCTACCTAAATCCGAAGAGGAGATAGAAGCTTGGACTAAAGAGTATCCTGATGTAGCAGGTATAGTGGAAACTATTGCTACTAAAAAGGCACAAGAGCAATCTGTAGCACTTGAAGAGCGTATAAAAGCTATTGATGCATTACAAATATCTGCATCAAAAGAAAAAGCTGAAGTTGAACTGTTAAAGTTACATCCAGACTTTAGTGATATACGAGAGAGTGATTCTTTTCACGAGTGGGCTGAACAACAGCCTAAGTGGGTACAGGATGCACTTTATGATAACGAAACAGACGCAAGGTCTGCAGCTAGAGCCATAGATTTGTATAAAGCGGATATGAAAATGTCTGCACCAAAGTCTAAGGACAAGGATGCAGCTAAATCTGTATCAGTTAAAAATGCTCGTAGCAAACCCCAAGAGGACGCAACAGCTTCTTACATGAAAGAGTCTGATGTACAAAAAATGTCCTCGAAAGAGTACGAGAAAAGGTCAGACGAGATTATGGAAGCCATACGGTCTGGCAAATTTATTTACGATGTATCGGGGTCAGCTAGATGAGTATAATATATACACCACAAAAAGAGATGGAGTTGTTTGCTCCATTTGGACCTACTATGGGATACTTTCGTATGCCGTATGAGTTGGTTGAAAAGTTAAATAGTAAAATGTCTGATAAGTTAAAATCTTATGCAGATAATCTGGTGGGTAAAGTATCTGAAGAGTTAGCTTTTGACGAAGAGATACTTGCTATAGCACAAAAAGGATTGGGACAGTTTATAGGTCAGTATCAAGCCTATACAGATTTTCGTAACTCTATGGGTGCTAAAAAGCCTGATACAGATAAATTTGACTATGGATTACAAATAGTATCTGGTTGGTTTGTACGTCAATTTGAAAACGAATACAATCCATTACATATTCACACAGGCTGTCGAATGTCTTGTGTAGGATATCTAAAACTACCAGAAGGAATAGAAGAGGAGTGGGAAGAAGACTATAAAGACCACCACCCTGCAAACGGACATATACAGTTTGCATATGGGACATCTGCAGGATATACAGCTACTAACTTTGTTGTTAAGCCTAAAGTTGGTGACTTTTATGTATTTCCATCACACCTTTTCCATTGCGTTTATCCGTTCTACACGAAAGGTGAACGTAGGTCTTTCAGTATGAATATGAACTTTATTGAAATGCCAAAGAAAAAAAGTGTTGACAAGTAGTTATTTTTAAGTATAACTATACACACTTGTGTGAATTATATCACACTATAAAACAGTCAGTCTTACGGATTACCTGACAAGCCTAGCCCATTAACATGTAAGTAGCGCAACTTAGATGCTAATGCACCTCTGCAAATCAGCCCCTGTATTAGTCTGGTGAGTTTACATCTGTTAAATGCTAAAGGAGGTAACGATGGCATTCACGTCTGCTGCCGGTCACGGCAACCTCCCTAATGGTAATTTTTCACCTATCATTTACTCCAAACAGGTGCAACTTGCGTTTCGTAAGTCATCTGTTGTGGAACAAGTTACAAACTCCGATTATTTCGGGGAGATTGCTAACATGGGCGATAGTGTGAAAATCATTAAGGAGCCGGAAATAACAGTCAAGGCTTATGCTAGAGGTACAACTATTACACCTCAGGACCTTGACGATGAGGACTTCAGCCTTACAATCGACAAAGCTAACTACTTTGCGTTCAAGGTTGATGATATTGAGGAAGCTCATTCTCACGTTAACTTTCAATCGTTAGCGAGTGATAGGGCTGCCTATCGACTATCTGACCAGTATGACCAAGACGTTCTTGGTTATCTATGTGGGTTTAAACAGTCTGCACTACACGGTGCTGCTGATACTGCTAATACTACAGTAAACGGTTCTAAAGCCGTTGCAACCGCAGGTTCTGACGAACTTCTATCTTCAATGAAGTTAGATGCTTCTGACTTTACCGATGGTTCAGGAACAGCAGGTTCAGCCAGTAGTTCTATTGGGCTTCAGCCTAGAGGACCGGGTGCAACTGACTTAACACCTGCTGCAGGTACAACTTTCCCATTAACAGTCATTGCTAGAATGGCTAGACTACTTGACCAACAAAATGTTGACTCACAAGGTCGATGGTTAGTTGTAGACCCAGTGTTCATGGAAGTGTTGAAGGACGAGGATTCTCGACTATTCAATCAGGACTTTGGACAATCTGGTGGAATTAGGAGTGGTGAAGTTATAGGCAACTTACATGGATTCCGTGTATTTGTTTCTAACAACCTACCATCCATCGGAACAGGACCTGCTACTACTGGTGGTACTAACGCTTCCAACTTTGGAATTATTGTTGC